GGCTCGATCCTGAAGAGATTTACGAACAGTGGCCATTTGAAGAAACCGTAGTAGTCGCAAACGATAATGAAAGTTTTGAAACTACTCGTCGATATAAACTAAAAACTAAACCAGAGGTATTACATGCTGAATCAAATTCTATTGCGAAATTGGCCAAAAGTACAAATAGCGGTATGGGCGCTACTATGTTCATTACCCACGCTCCATGTATGGAGTGTGCCAAACTTATATACCAAAGCGGTATTGGGCACGTTCTATATCGTAGTGCTTATAGGGATACTAGTGGCGTTACATTTCTCGAAGCATCGGGTGTAAAGGTTGAACAGATATAATGGATATTGATATCGACTTCCCTGATAGAAAGAAAATACTTGATATAATCAAGCATATTCCTGCACGTCTCGAAGATGGAAAGAAACATAACACAGGTGTGTATTGTCACGAAATTCCCTACAATCCATTAACTGATACAGCAAGTTTTGATTACAAATCTGCTGAAGAACGTGGATATTTTAAGATTGATTTCTTAAATGTTGGTGCGTATGCTGGTGTCAGAAACGAAGACCATATCGTTGAATTACTTAACAATGAACCATTGTGGGATTTGTTATATGAAAAAGAAGTATGTGATCAATTATTCCACATTAATGGATATCACAACTTACTTAAAGAATTAAAACCTACTAGTATTGTTGAACTGGCCATGGTCCTGGCTATGATCAGACCTGGTAAGAAGCATCTCATCCCAATATGTAAGGAAAAAGGATTCCAGTCTATCAAAGATGAAATATGGACTAAAACTGAAGATGCCTATTTCTTTAAGAAGGCTCATGCTGTTTCCTATGCTAGTGTTATTGTGGTTCAGTTAAATCTAATTTGTGAAAAAATTAGTTACGGATATTCTTAGCGTAAATTCCGCATAGATCTTACTAGTTGTATTGATTTACGCTTGATGCGTTTTTCAGCAATTTCACTAAGATTTACTGTAGGACCAAATATAATCTCTACATCTTTACTACTAAAAGTTTTTATGTAAGGTCTGAATAATTGCATTTCTTGCTTGAGAAATATATTGATGGGTATTTTACGATTACTTTCCCACCACCAAATTTCTCCTAATTCTAAAAATGATACTCTTTCTTTTTCATTAATGATCATTGATAAATCATAAATGCTGGAAACATAGTCATCACAATTAATGACAATACCCACGTATTCTCGATCATTAGACTTTAAACACGAAATAAATGGGAAATTTTCCTGGAATTGGTTACTCATTGGGTTTTAAATAAATACTTTATGCAAATTTTACCAATCTATTTATACACAAACAAACTCGACGTTACACTAGATTTGGACGCTACAATCAGGGGAGTAAATCAGGTTATGTATCAACGAGACCTAACAGTACAAAAAGGAATTAAGAATCAAATTAGGATTCAATTCAAAAACAGCGACCAAAAACGTATATCAATATCCACTGGCACAATCTTTGTGTTTAGTATGTTTGATGCTATAAATCAACGTTTAATAGTGGAGAAAGACTTGGAAGTCCTTGCAGAAACTAACCTTATTAAAGGCCAGGCACAACTTACACTAGACGAAAACGATACCTTGGATCTTGATAAATCTAGCTATACGTATAGCGTGAAAGTACGCGACAATGATGGAACATATACTCCAGCCTATGCTAATACCTATTACGGTATGAACGGTACTTTACATATATCTAACGATGCCTTTCCAGTGCTACAAGATAGTACTACTATTACTAGCTTTAACCCAACTTATAATAATACCACTCATTTATATGAACATAAAAGCGGTAACATCTATGCTAGTCCAGAATATAATGGAAACTCCGCACTACACACAGCAGCAATATATATGACAGCATATAAAGGTAGCGTGTTGATACAAGGAACATTAGATAATAATCCTACAGATGATCGAAGTTATTATACTATAGAAACTCGAGGATATAACGGAGTTACGGGTCTAGACTATGTTAACTTTAATGGCGTATATACCTATATTCGAATTGTACATATCCCGGCTGCTGGCCCACCTCCTAATACTTCCAATAACACTCCTGCTTTTTTCGGTTCACTTGACAAGGTACTATATAGAAGCTAATTTGTTTTAATTGTGATTTGAAATAAATAGATGTATGCAAAAATACATCTATAAAATTACATCGCCGTCTAATAAAATATACATTGGACAAAGCACCATTCCTATAAACAGAAAAATTGATTCCTATAAAAAAATGGAATTATATGATGTTGGGATTCGTAAAATTGTATCTGCAATTCGAAAACATAAATGGGAAAATATGTTATTTGAAGTAATTGAAGAAAATACAAATTGGTCAACTTATGAGTTAGATCAGCATGAAATATTTTGGATAAGTTTCTACAACTCTGTTAATACCGGATACAATATGACAACTGGTGGTGGAGGAGTAAATTCAGAATGTGCCCGCGCACTGGCCATTAATCACCATGCATCTATGTCGGATGAAAAAAAAGAAAAACGAAAAATTAATTGCAGTAAAGGACAATTAAAACGATATCAAGAAATGCCTGATTCGGAAAAAACACGAAAACAAAAAAGCGAATCACATAAAGGAACTTATAAAATAGAATCTCCAGATGGTAGGGTGTGGGTAACTGATAATGGACTAAAAGATTTTGCCGATCAGTATAATAATGAACTAAAAATCAGCTATTGGCAGTTGTTCAACGCATACAGAAAATGCTATAATAAAGAAACTACAAAAATTATTAGAAAAAATATCAACACTTGGAAAGTAACCAGAATTGACAAATCCAATAACTAATGCTATTCTTTCTTTATGGCAATCAGGAAGAAAAATTAAAAAAACTTCCGGCGGATGGATCTCGGGTAATGCCCCCTGTTGCCATCATCGAGGCGAGAAACCTGATTCTCGATTAAGGGGTGGATTGCTAATTACACCAGACGGTGAATCATTCAGTTTTCATTGCTTTAATTGCGGATTTAAGGCAGGATGGAGTCCCGGCAAACTACTAAGCGGTAATACCAAACAGCTATTCAAATGGTGCGGCATGGGTGACTCGGATATCAGCAAACTTGGATTGGTAACTCTTAAATTTAAAGAGGATCAACCTCAAGCTAAACGTGCTTTGGTATTTGATCTAATGGATAGACCATTACCCGATGAATGCCAAAGTATTAATCAATGGGTTGAACAAGGTTGTCAAGAATCGGAACTCTTATCAGTTATTGATTATCTACTAAACAGGGGTATGGAATATAATTGGTATAATTGGCATTGGAGTGCAGCACCTGGATTCCGTGATAGAGTTATTGTTCCATTCTATGACAAAGGGCGAGTAGTTGGCTATACTGGACGTAAAATTACAAATGGTAAACCTAAATATCTTACTGATAGCCAAAACGGCTATGTGTTTAATTTAGATAGACAGACTTATGATAGAGCTTATGTTATAGTTGTTGAAGGACAATTTGATGCCATTGCTGTAGATGGTGCGGCTATCATGACCAATGAACCTAACGAAACTCAATGTGCTAGATTGAATGCCTTGGGTAAACAAATCATTGTGGTACCTGATAGAGATCGCCCAGGTGCCAAATTAATTAAAGCCGCTTTGAACAACGGATGGACAGTGAGCTTACCACCTTGGGAAGATGATATTAAAGATGTTGCCGATGCTGTGAAGAAATATGGTAGACTTTATACACTGACCACAATCTTACACTATCAAGAAACAAATAAGATAAAAATACAATTACTACAGAAAAAATTAGAGGCCCTAACAGATGAATAAAAAAGAAAAAACTCCTAAACCAAACTATACTGCTGAGATGCAGAAACTATACTTGGAGATGTTCTTATCAGATGCTGAAACTTTTGCACGTTGTCAGAATATTTTTGATCCACTGAACTTTGATCAACGATTCCAAGATACTGCATCGTTTGTTACCAAGTATGTTGACGACTATAAAGTCATGCCCGAAGTGGCTATTGTTAATGCCAGTTGTAGATCAGATCTACAATCTATACAACTACCTAGAGAAAACTATGAGTGGCTTATGGACGAGTTTGAAAACTTTAGTAGACATAAAGGACTCGAACGTGCTATTATTGAGAGTGCCGATTTACTAGAGGCAGGCGACTATGGACCGGTGGAAAAACTAATCAAAGATGCTATACAGATATCGTTAAACAAGGATATGGGCACAGATTACTTTGAGGACCCTAGAGCAAGACTGACTAAACTCAAAGACGGAAATGGACAAATATCCACAGGTTGGCCTAGCATTGATCGCAAACTATATGGTGGATTTAATAGAGGCGAACTGAATATTTTCTGTGCAGGATCTGGTGGTGGTAAGAGTTTGTTCTTAGCCAACTTAGGTGTGAACTGGGCACTACAGGGACTCAATGTGTTATATCTAACATTTGAGTTGAGCGAAGGACTTGTGGCTATGCGTCTGGACTCTATGATGACCGGTATTGGTACTAGAGAGATCTTTAAGAATCTCGACGACGTTGAACTTAAAGTTAAAGTTCTAGGTAAAAAATCTGGACACCTACAAGTAAAATATATGCCCAGCGGAAAAAACTGTAATGACCTTAGAGCATATCTGAAAGAATATCAAGTTAAGAAAGGATGTAAACCTGACGTTATCTTGATTGACTATTTGGACTTGATGATGCCATTGAGTGTGAAGGTTAGCCCTAGCGACTTGTTTGTTAAGGACAAATATGTTAGTGAAGAAATTCGTAACTTGGCCATGGAAACACAATGTATTACGGTTACAGCATCACAGTTAAATCGTAGTGCAGTTGAAGAAATTGAATTTGATCACAGTCATATCTCGGGCGGATTAAGTAAGATCATGACAGCAGATAATGTCATTGGTATCTTTACTAGCCGTGCTATGAAAGAACGCGGACGTTATCAAATACAATTTATGAAGACACGTTCGAGTTCTGGTGTTGGACAAAAAGTAGATTTAGAATTTAATGTTGATACTCTACGCATTACTGACCTAGGTGAGGATGAAATGGAAAGTAGCTTTAATCAACAAAAATCCGAAAACGGTACAAGCTCAATAATGAAGGGCTTTAAACGTACTAGTACAGTGACTACTAGCACAGATGAATCCGCTGGAGACGTTAAATGGGAACGCCCTACTCCTGCTGAAGGATGGAGCATCGATAAACCTAATCGAACTCCAATTAAAGTAGCTAACGATATTAGATCAATGTTGGCTAATATGAACAGCGAAAAAGATTAGAACCAACTGGCCACTTGCTGTTTGCTGGAATCAGCAATGACCCTGTGCCACTGATCGATATCTGTATGACCAAATACCAACTCGGGCTCAGCACGGATAAACGACCAACTTTGATTGATATTCCAGGGTGCTTCTCCTAATATTTCACCTTCTAACTGTCCAGGTAACCAACGTGTAAAACCTGCTATGGCCCTGAACTCTTTGGGCCCTTCTTGTTTACTGATCGCTGTTAATACAGATAAATCACTACTGATACCAATTTGTTCTGTGAGCTTATTGGTGGTGGGACTAAACCAATCTAATGTATGTATAATGTGTATACGGTTGATACTTTCTGTTCCACCATTGTATAACAACTGATCATTATCAATGTTCAATCCTATATTACGCATTACGCTATCTACTGTGACATTATTGGTGTATGGTCTATTAATTTGTAATCCAATTACACCTGAGGTGTCATGATCAATAATCAATATTGCACTTCTACGTAAATTGCTATCAGAACGCTTGGGGTGGGCAGCTATTAAAAAACCAGTGTAATTTTGTTCGTACATGCAATTATTTAACCGATAAATACTTTTATATGAAGATACTTGACTTTAATCTGGGAGTTGAACCACACGATACACTTAATCCTTTGTTGTGGAAAGACTCTAAACTACAACCTGATACCGAATCGGCGTTGATTAAGATAGCACGAGACTTTAAAAAATTTATAGATATACCCTTTGATGTGGTGGATGTACGTATTACCGGCGGCCAGGTATCCTATTTCTATACACGACACAGCGATTTGGATCTACATTTAATAGCAGATTTCTCCAGTGTCAAATGCGATAGAGAAGCTGCTGAACTGTTTGACGCTAAACGATTACTATATAAAGCCAAATACGATATCACAGTACATGGTATCCCTGTGGAATTGTATGTGGAGGATTTAGATCACCCTGCTGTTAGTGCCAGCTATAGCATACAGAAACGCAAATGGATTACAGAACCTAAACAGGATATTGGACCCGTGGATGTCGAGGAAATAGAAAGACTAAGCACTGTATGGAGCGAAATAATTAGGCATAGTTTGATGTCAAAAAACATAGAAACTGCTAGAAAAACCTTGGATTTATTACGCAAATTCCGCCATTTAGGCCTGAAAAAACAGGGAGAATATTCTACTGCTAATCTAGTATATAAAACACTACGTAACAGCGATTTAATTAGAAATCTTCAGAACTACATCGATCAGGAACATGACCGGGCTTTGAGCGTGGGCTGAGAGTTACCCGCGAAGCGGCAGCGCAAAACTTTTTAAATACTCTATTATACTAGCAGTTTATAATGTCTCAACAACTAGTCTACGTAGACTCAGAGCATGTGCTAGTTGATCTACTCTGGACTCATAATCAGCACTTAACTCAACTATTACACTATCTAACGTTCTAGCCACTCGAAAGGCTACACCACCTGCTGATTCCCACTCTTGACAATTGACCATACGATCATCTACCAATATATCACCTGAACTACAATGTAGATGCTTGTCTGTGCTATATGGTCCAAAATGTACTGCTATATCTGTGAAATGTAATCGAGCCCACTGGGCTTTGTCATGAAATGCCCAGGGTAAATCATTGTTGTGCGGTATGGCAGTGAGAAACTGTAATTCCCAACCTAGTTGATCTCTGTACTTACGGGCTATATTGACCAACTCCGTGGCACGAGCCATTAGGGGTAAATGTAAAAATAAATGCGGATTATCTCGCAATCGTTGCCAATCTTGATCAGGATATAAATCACCTACTGCGGGCGCGGGTGTTCCTATCTTACCTGTAGCATACGCTCGAAAATCTGCTACTACTCCATCCATGTCTAAATATATCTTTGGCTTATTCATAACTGTAGTTTACACTGTCCGAATTGACACTTAACACTTGAGCACCATTACGCAAATGAAATACTCGTGCCATCTCTGTGGGTGGACTTAGTGTAACATACTTCTTTATACTAGGTCTACTACTGGCTATGTGGGATCTTGCCGAGACGATTAACCGTCTCCCTGCTCCGGGTTGATAACTCCATATGGTGTAGAATACTGCTACTACTGGCTCATACGATGCAAACTCTAATAACTCATCTCGGCTACGTGGCACACTATCTCTATACAATACACATACCGCTGCTGTGGGCTTGCCATATTCATCTTGACTGACTATGATCTCACTGACGTCACTGACCCTGAATTCTATGGCAATTTCTGGACGTACTGGATCATCTTGAATTAATTGAATTAATGGATCTGATATGGAATTTATGATGTGTAGCATGACCTTACTCTTATATAATACACGTACTTATCTAAACGATTCAAAATAACACTACTTAATAGAATCTAAAGATAACTACAATTATGAAAAAACTATTCTTAAACCTAACTAACGCTAACCCTATCTATAGGGATAGACCCCTTTCACTACGTAAAGACCTTGTGATTAATGTACATGCTAACACAGTTCTTCGCGATGACGGCTCTAGTGAACTAGTGTCCTTTGTATTCTTACCTCCACATGGCAGTTGGGAAGTGTTAGAAACATATGATGAAATTATGCGACAACTCGAAGAATGATACTTATTTGATATTTCCGGACAGCAGCAGTACTGGCATTGACCTGCTATTACTACGTATAAAACTCTTGGACTGGTCTCAACGTAATAATATACCACACTCTTCTACTGTGGAAAACAATGAGTTTAGAGTGCGGTTTGAGCGCGAACTACATTATACCCAATTTGTACTACAATGGGAACACCCGAGATATCTTATAGTACGGTAAAAAAATTGCTGCGTAAAAATTTTACATCCCAGAAAATCTTTACACTAGAGCAATTTTTTGCTGCGTATTTAACAGCACTTCTGTTGTTAATCTCCCCAGGCCGTTCTAATCTAACTCGACTTAGTTAACGGTGGTTTTTGGTGAGAACTTTTAGCAAGCGGTCTTGCTAGCTAGCGGGCACAGGAATCATTGCTGCACCCCGTACCCCTCACTCCCCTCAACTCTCTAGGTCCCCTCCGACTCTAAATCACCCTCAAAGTCGGCAAGTGGTAGGATTTCTTCACCGTAGAGATCAAACCCCTCGGCTTCCAGTTGGTCGCAGGCTTCGTAGAACAAGGCCTGGACGTACCTAACACGCTGTGCCTGTGCAGTGTCCTTTCGACGCCGACGCCCGCTGCCTACCCGGTAGACTATCGCATAGTGCTGCTCGCAGTAGCTCTTACCCTCTAGTGTGTGTGCAGTGCAGCGTGGGCCTGTGCCTATGTAGGTACATGTGGTTAGTGTAGTAGTCATTGGTCTTCCGCCCTTACTCGGGTTACCAGATCAATCATGTCCTTGCGCTGTTCTTCAGTCATGTCCACCCACATCTCCACAGCCTCGCTGACTCCAGTCTCCACACCGTCCCGGTAGGCAAGGAAGTTGCTGGTCCAAAGTAGGGCCAGTACTGCCCAGAACTCCCAAGAGTCTATGTTATGGCCCATGGCCACTAGGGCTAACCCTAGTGTAGTGGCTATGGCTATGCGTTGTAGTGTTTCGTTCATTAGCGTTTCATACAAGTAGTCTTGACCATTGCGGTCCAGTTGTTGGGGAAGCCCTTCTTCAAGTCAGCAATCTTCAGTACCATACGCAGGCTCAGTTCACGTAGGCGGTCTTGGTTCTGTTCTACGAATTCTATGAGTTCATCCTCTACACAGGCATCAAACTCATATCGTTCCAGCATCTGTCCTTGCTTGACCACCTGGCGGATACGCAGGATCTTCTCGCGGTTGGTATCCATTTGCAGATCAATGTAGTGGCAACGGCTTTCCAGGGCATCCAAGTGATCGCGTAGTTTCTTGCTACGTACATGTTCGAACTTGATGTTGGTGATAAAGATAGCGGCACCTTTGAACTCAAAGCGGTCTGGTATACCTTCACTACGTAGGATGCGGCTGTCAGTATTCCAGCTGATGTAGCGACGTGATCCGCTGTCCAATGCACCCTTAAGGATGTTCAGGCTAAGGTCTTCCATAAGGATACTATCGCAGTCGTCGAAGACCACAACGTTACCTTCAGCGGAGAACTCGTAGAGTTTGCTGTAGAGTCCGATGCTGCTCATGGCACCCTTGACCACTTCGAACTTGGGCTTCTTCTCTGCCAAGATGTTGAACAGCTCGGACTTGAGCAGGACTTTCTCTACTCCGAAGCTTTTGCCAACACCGGGTGGGCCACTGACAATCATAGCACGGATCTGTCCGTCTTTGACTGCCTTGGTCATTTGATCCAGGATTTCAAAGCGTTCACCCAATCGGGTGTAGATCTCTTCGTCTGTTTCACGTGCCACTGCATCTTGGGTACGACGGACGGCATCTGGATCAAACTCTAGTACTGTGGTGCCCTTGCTGGGTTTTTGTGATGCTCGTGTTGCCATAGTGTGCCTTTCGTTTAAATGTGTATTATAACAGGGGCCGTAGCCCCTGTCAATGTTCAGTCTGCCCGACCGCCTGCGTAGGCTGTGACACCCAGTCGTTCTTTCAGGATCCGAGCGGCAGCTGAGGCACCCGCTTCTTTCACTGACATGCTCTGGGTACCGTGGCCACTTGGGTTCCACCATTGCAGTCCGCCACCGTAGGCTTTCTTAAAGCCTGCTTTGATCAATGCGCGGCCCAGTTTGGTTGAGCCTTTCTCGTAGACGTTAACCCAGGCAAAGCCGCAGTACCAATCTTCACCGTGTTTGGTGATGTAGTCCTGAGCGGCCTGGGCGGCGGCTTGTTGGGCTTCGCGGATAGCGGCGTTGACGATCATCTGTACTTGAGTTGCTGTGAGTCCCATTTAGTGCTCCTTAGTGTGTAAGTAAGTATTATAACAGGGAGTTGCCTCCCTGTCAACCTTTTAGTTGTTGTTTATTGTGTACAATGCATTATCTAAATATTCTGAGATAATTTGCTTTTTATATGCGTTAACAATAGTTTCTTGTAGTGTTTCGCAAGCGCACAATAAGTTAGTGTCGCTGTCGTCTTCTTCTAGCACATAATTAATAACTTGCAGCATTGTTTTACCCGTACGCACTGCTTCGGCAAATACAATAGCCTCGCAATTTTTAACGTCGTTATTTACAGCGTGGAATGCATTGTTTGCAATTTGTGTTACTTGTAGCATAGTGTTTCCTTTTAGTGTTTAAGTGTGTATTATAACGCTAAGGGGCTCTGCTGTCAACCTGTGTTGCAAAGCCCTTTCACTTTACTCTACTATTTGTTGTAACTTGCGTTAATGCGTAAGTATGTACGTCCGCCTTCTCTGTTGTTTCTATTATATATGCTCGTCGTTGTTTTAACTCTGTTGCTTAACCCTGCAAGTGTAAACAAGTCTTTTATCTCTTTTACTAGTGCATCTTTGTTGTCTTTGTAGCTAATGTCCCACGCTAGCAAGCGTGTATTATTAACACCTTTGTCTGCGTATTTTGCGCTGTCTCCTACAATACTGTTAACAATGTTTAAAACTGTAGTTGTACTTGCTAATTGCATAAAAGCTCCTTTGTTGTTTAAGTGTGTATTATAGCAGTTTAGTCTGCTGTTGTCAAGTCTTTTTGTGTAAAGTTAAACAACTCGTTATAACAAGCAACCAGCTCCTCGTCTGTCATTTTGTAACAAGCACTATTAGTGTCGTATTCCAATTTAATATTATACAACATTTCCCAACGTGTCAGTCCGTTGCTTAATTTGCGTTTATTATACATATAGTTCTCCTTATTTGCAGCAATATTTGTTAGCACTAATCAGTGCGTTATCTTCTATGTACAATAGCACACTAATGTAAAATTCGCGTACTAATGTATCTTGCATAATAATTGCTTTATGCAATGCTAGTACATCTTTATCTGTGTTAAACTGTACAAGTGCGTTAACGTTATATGCAACGTCCTCTGCATACATAGCGTCTATGTCCTCATCGTTAACAAAACAGTTAATATATTGTTCTGTTGTTTTAAGTAATAGCACGTTAATTTGTGCAATGTGTTTTGCTGTTAGTTTCTGCATATAGTTCCTTTTTGTTTATGTGTGTATTATAACGCAGAAAAGCACACTTGTCAAGTGTGCTGTTAATAACCCTGCTAGCGGTAAGGTTATTTCTTGGTGGCTGGGGCCTGCTGTATCTGAACGCAGGTGCCTTTGAATTGCTGTTTCTGTAGGTCCTGAAGAGCCGCCTGGCACATGACCTGCTGTTCAAACTGCCCCACATAGGTCACGCTAGGTGCTGTGGTTCCTATGCCGATGAGTGCTATTGCCCAGAACATATCAATCCTTCTTGGTTAGGGTGGCCTTGAACAGGATGCCGCATAGGAACTGGATGCCCCAAGCCTGTAGCCATGTGACTTCTTTAACGCCATCTACAGCACCTACCAAGCATCCATTCCACAGCATCATCACGGGCCAGGATAGGACAAAGGATAGGAACAGCAGGGTGGCAATGCCTACTAGGGCCGCTGCCAAGGCCAAGGTTAGTTCTTTCATAGTTCAACTCCGATGTTAATCAAAACGGTGAGACCATTTTTTCTCATAATACTCATCCATAGCCTGGGCATATGCTGGGTTACTCATATTAGCCTGCACCTGTTGTTGAGCATAGTCAGCCACAATCAACTCGGCGAACTTGTTCAGTTCATATCCTGTAACATCTTTCAGTATAGTCCCGTCTTTGTTAAAGACCTCAGACTGGATCAACAGTTGTTTAATTCGTTCGTTCATAATGTGAATTCCTTCAATAGTGAGCGGGCCTGTTCTACCTCAGTGACTTCATCAGCAAAGGCCATGATCATCATCTGGATCAGTGTGCGGCACTCAAGTCGTTCTGCTTTGGGCAGGGTGGCAATGAATGCTTCCACAGCATTGTATTCCTCTAGAGACCACATGATGTCGCATAGAGTCTTTTGCTTGTGGGTTAGTCCGGTAATTGGTATCATCGTTTGCTCCTAAAATTGTATTATAGCAGGGTTCTAGGGTTCAGTCAACCGGTTTGAATGTCCGGCCTTTTAGGTCAAGTACCAAGGGTGTCTTGAACTTGAAGACCCTGTTAGATCCTTGTGGCACGTAGGCCAAGGCACTTGCACTTCGTTCTCCGGGCTTGCCCTTGAAGATGTAGATGTGATTGCCACCTTGGCCATCGGGCCACCGGGTGGTCTCTTGTAGGACGATCACAGGGCACCGGCCTTGCGGAACATGTCCATGAACGCCGTGTTGAGCATGTCCATCTCATCCTTCTCTACGTAGAAGTCCGTAGTGGGATCGTAGTACATGCCTTCCTTGTTGTCGTAGTACAGAACACGACCCGAGAAGTTGAACGGACCTTCCAGTCCCTTGCGGGGACCATACTTGTCACGCATACGATCTACGGTGTCCATTACGCGATATCCCATGTGCTGCTCCTTAGTGTGTAAGTAAGTATTATAACGTCAAACACCCACTATGTCAACCAGTTCTTCCCAGGCTTCTTCGATGGTGTCAAAGCCGCAGACATCATAGGATCCATCGTAGAGTCGAACATAGAACTGACCATTGCCCGGGCTGGCTTCTGTGTCCAGGCCTGCTTCACCCACGCTGGGGATAACTCGCATGGTCTGATCAGTCATACAGCCACCTGGGCAAAGTAGCGATAGGGCAAGCCAACCAGGTAGCACAGGAACTCGTCGTCCCCATTTGAACCTTCTGCCTCGTGGATCCAACGCAGGGCCATCTCACGGTCCTTAGCACCGCAGGCTAGGATAGATTGGACACGCATCTCAAAGGCATGTGCTGCCTCGTGCTCGGCGATCTTGCGTTCTTGATCGTTCTTGACAATCTCGTTCTGCAGGAAGTCAAACTCCCGGTTGAACTTGGACTCATCCCAAAGGTGTGTGCTAATGCCACGTGGGCGGAAACCGTAGGCATCCTTGTACATATCCCAGAAGATGCATTGCAGTTCTTCCATGCGGGTCATTGTTTCCATAGTGTGCTCCAGTGTGTTGCTGTTCATGTGTGTATTATAGCAGGAAACAATGCCCTTGTCAACCAAAGGGTCTTTACAGATTCTCACCAGAGACCGTATCAATGGCACCAGTGTAGACTGCAACGACGCCGTTGCCTTCCTCAAGCCAGCCATTTATGTTCCAGACGTCACGATGTCGATTGTAGGATTCCACCCACATGAGTGCATCCTCACGGGTGTCGAACTCTTCCTCTCCAAGCACCTTGTGATCATTCACATGGAAAGCATAGATAGGGTAGACTTGAACATTGTGTACGATTGCCATCATGTGCTCCAGTTAGGAAAAAGTTAGAGGAACTTTGCTGATCAATTCTGAGATAGCTACTCTCAGATCAATCGCCGTCATTACTGCCTGCCTATTTCGTCTGCTTCTCCTTGCGGATTGCCATCTTGTAAGTGGAGGAGTAGCCTGCTAAGGCGGGGCTCAAACCCATAATCCCATCAC